TACCTATATCATTTTTTTTTTATATAGATTGGAGAAAGGTATACCCGGTGAGTGTAGTTTTCATTGAAACCACGATTCCACACAGTTCTTCAGGGCAGGTGAGTGTAGTTCATACCGGGAAATGGCGCGAGTAACCGGGAGGCGGGCGAATGTGAGGGTAGTTTAAACCAGAGGTGAGGGTATTTTTCACACTTCATTGACGCCGTCCGGCGAGGTGAGGGTAAAATTCATTACAACCGGGAAACGAGCCGGTCGGCGGGCAGGCGATAGGCGGCTGCCCCCGCAAGCGAGGGCGAGAAAGTGAGAGAAACGGATAAGAGGTTGCTGGGGTTCTGGGATACGGCGGCGAGGGATGGGGAAGCGGAGGTGGAGCTGGGGGATGGAAAGGTGGCGATGCGGGTGAGGTTGGCACTTTATGCGGTGAGGAAAAAGGTGATGAGGGAGCCGAGAAAGTTTAGGCCAGGACTGGCAGCGGAGTTGGAAGGGTTGGTGATTCAGGTAGATGGCGGGAGGGTGAGGATAGTTAAGGAGGAGGAGAGTGTGGTGGCGAAGGCAGCGAGGGCACTGCCGCAGCGGGGGGAGGTGCTGACAATGGAGGAAGTGGAAGCGCCGAGAATGGAAGCGGAAGTGGAGGAGCTGGCGAAGAGGATGAGAGAGCTGGCGGAGAGGGGGGAGCTGGAGCCGGAAGGGAAAAGGGTGCGGGCGGATTACAGAGAGCTGAGGCAAAAGGGGAAGGGCGATGGGGTACGAAGTGAGGGGCAAGACGGTCTACAGCGTCGAGGGGGCAAGGGGCGGAAGGAAGAGGACGAGGGTACTTCCGCCCGCGAGAGCGTATCCGACGGGATTCTGGCAGGCGCTGGAGGCAGAGGAGTGCAGGATCGAGGTAGAGAGCGCGGAAGCCGCCAGGAGGATGAAAAGGAGGTGGGCAGACTTTCTGTTCACCTGGCGAGCGGAGGCGGACGGGGAGTGGAAGGAGCTGGACGAAAGATGGAATTGGCGAGTGAGGCTGGAAGAGCAGGAGGGCAGGCTGTGGATGTGCTGGAAGCGGAAGGAGAGGCCGGGGTGGGCGGTGGAGCAGGCGCTGAGGGAGGCGGAAGAATGCCAACGCTGAAAGAACTAATGCGCCGCGAGTGGGAGAGGTTGCAGGCTTCATCGAGTGCAGAAGAAATCCTAGCAAGACATTCCAAAGATAGTTGACAAGCGCAGCGTGAACTGCGAATATTGAGGTTCACGTGAGGGATGGCGCTCAGCGTCGGCATACCGGCAGGCACCCCCAGGTCCTTCACGTGATCCTTGAAATGCCTGCTACCCCTGACAAGCGCTGCGGCGCGGAGAATAGAAAATGGCAAAAGTTGAAGCTGTCGTCGAAACTGTAACGATGGAAGATGGTACGGTTGTGGACTTCGCAGGCAAGCGGAAGATTCTGAAGTCCAGCTCGCTGGTGGATGGCAAGGTTGTGGTGCGGATTGACTTCCGCAATGGTGTGACGCGGAAGCTGACGCTGCGCGAAGACATGCTGGTGAAGTATGCAGCGCATGGTGCGGAGCAGAAGCTGGGTGACTCGACCGCAGGTGTCGAGGATCTGGATGATGCAGTGCTGGCAGTTGAGGAAGTGATCGAGCGGTTGAATGCCGGTGAGTGGAATGTGAAGCGCGAAGGGAGTGGTATTGCAGGCACGAGCGTGCTGGCACGCGCCCTTGTGGAGTTCACCGGCAAGTCGGCAGAGGAAATCAAAACCTTCCTCTCGGCCAAGACCCAGGCGGAAAAGGTTGCACTGCGCAACAACCCGAAGGTCAAGCCGATCGTCGAGCGCATCGAGGCGGAGAAAGCGGCTCGTGCGAAGTCCGGCGGCAAGCAAGTGGATACCGAAGCACTGCTCTCCGAGTTGGTGTGATGGTGAAGGCAGCCTAGCGGCCTAAAACGCTAGGGCATAGAGGCCAGGAGAACTTCCCCGTTCACTCCTGGCCTTTTTGCTGGTGTAAGTTTTGCGCGAGTGGGGATAACTCTTGGTTGCAATTCCGCCGGCGATATGTGAGAATATATTGTCGGTGAAATCCTCACCGCCTGAACGGGAGCAAGCCATCATGCGCAAGCCTTACGAAATAGCCTTAGATATCAAAAGAGACTGGACAAACATATCCCCATCAGCCAAGCCCTACACTGTCGCAATGGGACAGATGAAGGACTTTGGGGAAAACTACTATTTAGACAGCGGGGAGAGTGTAATACTCTACTTCCTCGCGAACGCAGGAACATGGCGCGGAGAAGTGGCGCGGAGAGTGAAAGCGGAATTGAAACAAATCCTGCAGGAGCTGGCAAAATGAAGAACATAATTGTCCACAAGCCCCTGCCTGATCTGATCAGTGAATATGATCCACGCATAACGGAGTTGAGCACTGAGCAATTGTTTGTAATTGCCGTCAAGTGCGGGCTGCTGCGCTGCAATGGATACAGGGATGCTAGAGTTTATCTGACAGACTCAGATGGAAATAAAAAGCCGACAGGCCCAGTTCAGGTTGCAGGGTGCCGGGAAAGGGGGATAGATATTGAAAAGCTTTTAGGAGAACTACAGATAATTGCAATGTTCGGAAAGCCCCCAACCTTCTGAGGAACTGACGAAATGACCAAACAATTCACCCTCAAGACCAAGTACCTCGACCACTCGGTCGAAATCTACCCAGCAACCTACGCGAATGGTCAGCTCGCCCTGGAGCTGCTCGACCCAGAGACTGGGGAACGGATGGCAGTGGCCACTGTGGCAGTTGGGAACAAGCTCCCCAGCGGCTGCGTAGCGATCAAGAACTATTCGGAGAATGAAGGGATGCTGGAAGCACTCATCGCCGCAGGGCTGGTGAAGGCTCCAGTGGACTGGATTCGCTCCGGGTTTGTGGCGATTCCGGTTTGTCCGTTGGTGGAAGGCGCGCTGGAGGAGGGGGAATGAGTATGTTGAACGGGGCGGAAGGCGAAGAGTTTGATCCGGTAGCAAGTCTGTTTGATGCAGACATGCCGGAAGAGGAGGAAATGGAAGAGCTGGAGGAAGAGCGGCAGGAAGCGGCGCAGGAGGGCGGCGTATCGCTCGACGACTTGCTGAGCGAGAGCATGAGCCTGGACGATTTGCTTGCGGAGAGTCTGGGGATTGCGGACGAAGCGCAGTTCATCTCCGCTGCTCGCGCCAGGCTGGGGCGGAAGGATTCGGGCGGGCTGACCGAAGTCGAACGGCGTGAGCTGCAAGAGCGCGTGAAGCAATGGGAATTGACCCACCTGTGGCAGGCGCAAGCGAGTGTGGCACTGTTCGACAAGGTGAAGTGCAACGGATGTGGGGAAGTGCATGAGACTTTTGTGCGCTTTATGCTCCGCTGCACGCATCGGAAAGAGGAAGGGAGCGTGCGCTGGGTCGCGGTGAAAGAGTATGATTTTAGCCTGCCGCGAGAAGTGGTGTTCCAGTCACGGGAAGTCGGGATGTGCAGCGGGTGTGCGTGTTTTGAGGGGTTTAACTTAGGCGAAGGTGAGGAGTTTCGATATGAAGTCGACTGAGAAAGAGAAAGGTGTGCGCAGGTACTTCCGCGGAGAGTTTCGGGCGAAGAATGATAAAGGGGAAGAGTGCGTTATCGGGGTTGTGTATCCTGCGGGCACGCATTACAGCGGCAAGACGAATGACGAGTTCATCGACGACCTTTGTGAATTCGCAACACGAGAAGCGGTGAAGTTGTCGCCCACGTTTAAAGCGTTGGCTGAACACTACGACTGCTATATCAGCATCGTGGAGCTGTCCCAAGAGACCTGGGAAGTGCTCCAGCAACTGCAGCTCGCAACCTCCTCCCCAGGCGACATCATTGCAACAGCTACTGACAACAAACTTGAGGTAATCCAGAATGGGCAGACCGAAGAACGTAATACCCTCCATTGAGAAGCATATCTCCATTCCGCAGGATGTAGTAGCGCGGGTGGAGCTGGAGCTGTGGAGCGAGGTCGAAGGCCGTGTGCCGCAGAGCGCGTGGAAAGGGCTGGTGACTGAGTTGCTGGAACAATGGCTGGAGGCGCGGAAGAGATGAGCGAAGCACAGGAAATACGAGAACTGATAAACTACCTCGAACGGCGGACAGCCTCGGCGGAAGAGGTGCAAGCGGCGGAGTTGATCGAAAAGCTGCAAGCCGAGAACGCCGCGCTCAGGCAGCGCATTGCGGAGCTGGAGAAGGATGTCGTACCCGAGTGTTACCGGCGGCTGCTTGATCATGCTCACGGTCTGAGCTTCGGTGTCGATTGGAATAAAGGCACTCACGCCGAACATCACAGAAACAAACTGCTGAAAGCCGTCGCAGATTGCATCCTACTCTCCGCATCAGCCCAAGCGAAGGAGTGAGTGATGCTTGAGCGAACAAAACTTGATAGATATTGCCCGCGTTGCCATGTACATCACTACCACTGGGCGAGCCGTGAGCTTGTGCCAACACACCGCAGCGCACTCAGCGCAGTACATCGTGTGACAATCACATGCACCAATTGCAGCCACGAGTGGCGCGGGCGGTTTATTCGACACGAGTGGAGCTGAAGCAATGCAAACTGAAACGCTCGATAAACTTTATAAGGAAGGTGAGTGATGGGTAATTATAAGGCCGAATTTGAAGCCCTTAGAAAAGAAGTTCGCGAGTTGCGGGCAGAGGTTAAACACTTGCGCACGATGAACGAACGACTTGTTCAGGCTGTAAGCCCAACGCACATGGGGGAGCCTGTTATCTATGGCCCCGGCACTGACGGGATTCCGCGTGTCGACTATTTCGTGCGCATGAAGGATGCGATGAAAACGCACGCCCCTACCAGCGACAGCGAGGTGAAAAATGAACACAAAAAAAATACTGATTGAGGTTGAGTATGACCCCGAAAAAGTTCCCGGAGCCATAACCCATGTTGATTTATCTGGTTCATGGGGGCGCGGACAAACTGATTGTGCGTTTCGCGTCCTCGACCCAGCGAAGGCGGTGCCTGATACAACGCCACCTGCATGGTTGTGGAATTTGATGCGGGAATTTATTTCTGGATTCGTCATTTTGAAAGTGCCGCCATACTACGAAGCCGCGGCTGCGATCATGGACGAGCTGGACAAATATTCCGATCTGTTCGCCGCCACGTCGCCCGCCCCAGACGAATACGAAGAAGTCGGCCATCAGTACCTCGTGCGCAGTGGGTTCGGCAACGAGTTCTGGTACGACAAGCCGCACTACAACGGCAGCCGCTGCACAGCAACGAGAACAGTCTACGCAAAGCGGGAGAAGGGGGAAGGCTGTGAGTGACAACAATCAGGCAGCGGAGCGGAAGTTGTTGCCGTGCCCATTTTGCGGGGACTCTCAGCACTCGATTGTTGATATGACCTATATGCACGCAGGTGCGCCAGTTAAAGGATTGCGCGTGAAGTGTCAAACGTGCGGTGCGCAGGTTACGGACAGCGTATGGAATCACCGCGCCCAGCCCGCCAGCAGCGAGGAGCCGGTGGCATGGCGGTACAAGGACTCGCGAGGGAATTGGCGCTACGTTGGCAACAAGCCGAATCTCGAATTGCACCCGATACTTGAACCTCTGCCGCTCTACGCCCATCCAGCCGCTCATGGTGATGCGGTGCTGGTACCGCGTGCGCTGGTCGAAACTATCATTGACACGTCCGAAGATGGCTTTATCGATTATCAGATTGTGGCGCGGCTGCGCGCCCTGCTCGGCGGGGAGGAGCAGCCATGACCGCTCAACCAACCTGGGAAAAGCACACCGAGTTCCACTGGACAACCACCCTGAGCAACGGCCGGAAGCTCCAATACTGGCCGACGGCGGGGAAGTGGTACTGGGAAGGTGTGATGTATCGGGCGAATACGGTGTTCCCAGACGTCACAGCCTTCATCGACCACACCGAACGACAACTGGAGTATACGAAATGCTGGGATCAAGCATCCTCTGTACAGCCTGCCTCTACATCGGCCAGTGGAGCTACCACTTCAACCGCTCCCGCGAGTGGCACGAGCGGAATAATGCCTTGGGAGTCGAATATCACAACACATTCGCTCTCGCCTTCACTAACTCTTATGGCGATGAGTCTTTCGCTCTTGGCTACCGCGCAGCGGTTACACGCGGCAGGCTGCAGCTCGGAGCAAAAATCGGAGCTGTTGAAGGCTATGGCGACAATCTTCGATGGTGGTCGGGTGGAGCTGTCGCCCCTTTCATTCTCCCTGACGCCACGTACTGGATCAGCAAGCGAGTAGCTGTTGATGTGAACCTGCTTCCAGGGGAGTTCGTCTCCTTTGGGTTTAAGGTGAAATTGTAACAACAACCAAGAGAGGTAAGAGCAATGAAACAAGTGCAAGTGATGTTGGAAGGGCAGCTGGCGCCGGTGTATCAAGGGGTGCTGGATGACACAGGTGCGCGGGAGGTGTCGAAAGCGCTGGAGCGCGGGGAAGGTGTGACGCTGCCGGTCGGGGAAGGCGCCTGGCTGACGTATGGCGCTGCACTGATGGCGAAGGCAACCGTGGTGGTGCAGGAAGCGCCGTCTCCACTAGTCGTGCCGAAAGAGGCTTCACCAGCAGAGCCTACCGACTAATGGCAGGCTTCTACGAGCGCGGACTACTGCGGCGGGACGTTACCGCCAAGCGTTCGCGCGAGTGGTGGAAGGCACAAGGAGTGCGCTCTGTCCGGCTCAAGGATGGGCCGTTTCCGGGCAGAACTTGGTTGATCAGCCTGTCCGGGAGTGTTATAATTGATTTCGAGTGCAGCGGCGTACGCTGGCTCGGGGTGTATGACTGTTTGGGAAGGTGGCAAGGCTCGATGGAGCCGGTAGCGACAGTCCCGGCGAAACCTAAACGAACGAGGGTAAAGAGATGAATGTGCCGGACAGAAAAAAAGCGGATATAACCTTGCTGTGGAATGTGTCAGGGAAGTATCTGACGTGGCTTGAGGGGTCTCACTTGGACGACCACCCAGACTACATCGTAATGGGCAAGCAAACCATCGTGTTCGACCTTCGCGCACGGAAGGCCCAGCTCAACGAGGAAGCCGCTGCGAAGGTAGAGGAGATGCTTGCAGCGTTGCAGCGGAAAGCAACTGAGGAACGCGCCCAGCTCGAAGAACTCCGTCAGTACTACCTCGCCTTGCCAGCTCCGGAGGGAGAGTGATGAGCTTTTCGCAGGCCCGACGAGAGTCCCTAGTCGTCCAAGTCCGGGACTGGCAAATCAACGTCATTGGCTTCTACTCCCCAGGGACGAAGCCGACGCTGAACTGGTCGGAGCCGGACGAACCGCCGGAGCCGGGACTCGACCCACACTTCGCTCTCGTGGCGAAAACGACAGTCACGCGCGGCTTGCAACGCTCCCCTACGGAAGAGGAGCTTTGCGAAGAGGCGATGCGGGTGTTGGAGCGGAAGGCTTGATTGACAAACACGGCGGAGATACGGGATAATACCTCCGCCGCAATACACTCCAAGAGGAAAAAGCATGACACCTGAACAGCAAATGAGGTTCGCAACGCTGAGGGCGAAGGCCCGCGCAGGCGAGTTGACGATGGAAGAGCAACGAGAGGCAATTGCCATCCTCCGCGAGGATCGAGTCGGGGCGAGTATTGCTTCCGCGAAGTCCCGCACAACAAAGGCCACAGGTGCGGCGAAGGCCGCAATCAATAGCGACGACCTTCTGGCAGAGCTGGAAAAGGGGATGGGACTGTGAGAGAGGATATTGAGCGGTATTTGAAAGGTTACCTCGGCGAGCCGATGGTAACGAGGGCGGAGCATGATAGCGAAATGCGGATGCAGGCAGCAGTGTGGTTCTGTGTCGGCGGGGCTGTAATGCTCATGGTTGTGGTGCTTTCGACTGTATTCCTGCCAGGGGTGTGAGATGACCAGTCGCCCAATGTTTCCTCCGACAGTTGACTCGACAATGCTTGCCGCCTTCCGCTCGTGTCCGCAGAAGTTGTTCCGACAGTATGTCGAGCACTGGAAATCGAAAGCAGAAAGTGTGCATCTGGTAGCTGGTGGCGCATTCGCCAAAGGCCTGGAACGAGCGCGAGAAGCCTTCTACTACGAAGGCCTCTCGCAAGCCGATGCTCACGCAGCAGGTATCGGCGCGCTGATCCAGGCCTACGGCGACTTCGAGTGTCCGCCGGATTCGGCCAAGAGCCTGGAGCGCACAGCAGGCGCCCTTGAATTCTACTTCAACAACTACCCCCTCGGCGCTGATGGCGCGGAGCCGATTCAGCTCGCAGACGGAAAGCGCGGGATCGAGTTCAGCTTCGCTTGCCCCCTGCCGATCCGACATCCAGTGTCAGGTGATCCCCTCCTCTACACTGGCCGAGCGGACATGATCTGCAACTGGGCGGGCGGCGTTTACGTCGAGGATGACAAGACGGCCTCAAGCCTCGGCGCCTCTTGGGCAAAGCAGTGGGACATGCGGAGCCAGTTTACTGGGTATTGCTGGGCTGCACGCGAGTACGGGATTGAGACGAATGGCGTACTTGTCCGCGGGGTGAGTATCCTCAAGACAAAGTACGACACTCAGCAAGCCGTGACGTATCGCGCACCCTGGGAGGTGGAGCGTTGGCTCGAACAGACCTGCCGGGATGTAGAGCGCATGATCAGGTGCTGGGACGAAGGCTACTGGGACTACAACCTAGACCACGCTTGTGCCGAGTACGGCGGCTGCAACCTGACACAAATTTGTAAGTCCCGCGAGCCAGAAACATGGCTCGATACGTACTTCGAGCGCCGAGTGTGGGATCCGCTCGCGCGGCAGGAACTGACAGTCGAGCAGTGGGAAGCGCAGTTCCCCGAGTGCCAGGAGCAAGTCGTCGAGGTGCTGTGATGGCGAAGTTCGAGCAGCACTTCGAGATCGAAGGGAAGTACTACGGCAAAGTCGAGCGCGGGTTCGTGTGGGATGGGAGGTCTCTCGGTTCGCGCCCGATGAGCGATATGTATTACTGTCTCGCGTGTGGGGAAGTGTGGGCGCGACTGCCTGTGTGGTATGAGGGGAAGTTGTGCCAATGGCAGTCCCACCGCACGTTTTGCTCGAAGTGTAAGAACCCCTGGAGCGCCACACTCTGTGAGCCGGAAGGCTCCATCTGGCGTTCGTGGGACACAGAGTTTCTCAAGCATCTCCCGCAGCCAGTGCTTGAGCGAGAGTTTTGGCTGCATATGACAAAGGCAGGGTATGGCGATGACAGATGTAACGGGGCAGACAACACAGCTCGCGGGCGTGAACGTGATGCTGATGGGGCCGGCGGGGTCAGGGAAAACCCACTCCATCGGAACGCTGGTTGAGGCAGGGGTCGAAGTATTTTACCTCGACATGGAGAACGGGTTGGAAGCGCTATTGGGATACTGGAAGGATCGAGGACTGGAAGTCCCTGCCAACCTCCATTGGCACAAAATGGCAGCGCCATCGGCGGGGTTTGCCGAGCTGTTGGACTCCGCCAAGAAGATCAACACGCTGTCCCTCGATGCGCTGGCCAAGATGGCAGACCCGAATCGTGGAAAGCATAACCAGTTCGTAACCCTCTTGGAGACGCTCAACAACTTCCCCGATGACCGCACAGGCGAGAAGTTCGGGGATGTGTCGAAGTGGGGGCCGGGAAGGGCACTCGCCATTGATGGCATGACCGGGATCGGGAAGGCGGCGATGTCTCTCGTCGTCGGCGGGAAGCCGGTGAAGAACCAATCGGACTGGGGGATTGCACAGGATCAGGTGGAGAAGGTTATCCGCATGTTGTGCGATAGCTGTCCATGCCACTTCATCCTAATCGCTCACATCGAGCGGGAGACTGATCAGATCCTCGGCGGGATCAAGCTGATGGTCGCAACACTGGGCCGCGCGTTGGCGCCGAAGATCCCCCCGATGTTCTCGGATGTGGTGCTGGCAGTACGGAATGCGGACAAGTGGTTCTGGGACACCGCTTCCGCGCAAGCGGATGTTAAGACGCGGAACCTTCCGCTTAATGCAAATAACCCGCCTGATTTTGGGCCTGTAATTCAGAAGTGGAAAACTCGCGGAGGACGACTCGATGCAAAAGGTGACTGATTTTTTCGACGACATGGAGGATTTTGAACTCTGCCTCCGCGACGCATACCGTCAGGCATGTTCAGACTTCGAACTCGACTTCACCGACTCCATGAACGAGCGCATGAAGCAATACGGACAGCGCATGGTCATGTCGTTGAAGCAAGCAAACACACTGCGCCGCATAGCCGGCTGGGAGGAACTCTAATGGAAGCAATTATTATTGACACTGAAACGACCGGCGTGGAAAAGCCGGAGGTGATCCAACTCGCTTGGGTGAATGCTGGATCGCCGTTGTCTGGGGGAAATAGCAACGCCATACAGTCCGAAATGTTCGCACCGACTGGCAAAATTCAGCTCGGCGCACTCGCAACCCACCACATCATCCCTTCCGACCTTGAAGGCCTCGACGTTTTCATGCCGCACAACCTGCCGGAAGCGCAGTACTGGATCGGGCATAATGTGGACTTTGACTGGAACGCTTGCGGCTCCCCAGAGGGGGTGAAGCGGATATGCACGCTCGCCCTCGCGCGGTATTTGTGGCCAGAGAATGACAGCCACTCGCTAGGCGCCTGCCTCTACCATATCCTTCCGGCATCCCGGGCCAGGGAACTCCTCCGCAAAGCCCACGATGCGGAGCACGACGTTTTTCTCTGCAACATGCTTCTTAACAGATTTCTTGCCGTCGAGCTTCTAAACATTACTTCGTGGGAAGTTCTCTGGGAAGTCAGCGAACGTGCCCGCATCCCTACACGGATGCCTTTCGGCAAACATCGCGGCGAACCGATCGCATCCCTTCCGCGAAGCTATCGCTCATGGTGCCTTGCTCAACCTGACCTCGACCCCTACGTCAAAAAGGCTATCCAACTCTTATCCTAGCCCTATTGACAAGAATCTGGGAGCGTGCGAACCTCCCGTTCCCGGCATTAAAGCGAGAGACGGCTTACCAACCGGGTGACTGCACACAGTTCTCATTAGCCGTTACATTCCTAACCTTTGGAGCACTACCATGTTTGATCCGAATGCTTTTCTTGACATGACCGTAACTGACGCCAACTCGACCGTCAGCATTCCCGTGCCTGTTGGTGAGTACGTCGCAGTACCGACTGAAGTCAAAGCCCGCACCTGGCAATCCCGCGACGGCTCCAGCTCCGGTATCGCCCTCGATATCGTCTGGGAAGTTGACGATGCCTCCGTCAAGGAGTTCCTTGGTCGGGATAAAGTCGTTGTGAAGCAGGGCCTGATGCTCGACCTCACCGAATCTGGTGCCCTCGATATGGGCAAGGGGAAGAACATCCAGCTCGGCCGTCTGCGCGAAGCCCTCGATTTGAACAAGCCTGGAGAGCCTTTCGCTTTCTCCATGATTGTTGGTCGTCCGGCGAAAGTTCGTGTAGAGCACCGCGTGAATGACAAGAATACTGACGAAGTATTCGCTGAAGTGAAGGG